TGACTCGAGAGGGATACGAATAACGCCATCTCGAAATTCGTCTCTGCGATCCCGCCCCATCTCATATGTAGCAAGAGCCTGCACAGACTGATTAAACATTTTATCATAATATTGTATCATATCCGCTGGACCTTTCAAGTATCCAAGAGATTGTAAAATACAACCATATAAAAGCACGTTGGGAGCATTTTGACTTAACCAAGTAGATGTTTGTGTACTTGATAAACCATCAGGCTTGTACGTGTATGCGAGCTCTACATCTAATGCAGCGTTCGGGGTTGGCGCAACATAGTGCGTATCTTGGTCCCACATAGCATAATACTTAGGGGTACCAGTTGCCGTTCTATCAGGCCAGTATTCATTCATAAACGAAATATCTTTTTGTAGCAAGAAAGTTCTGTCAGGGGTACTTGAACTACTATCATAAATTTGAACGTAACGTGAGTTTTGCCAATCACTAGGAAGAGGAATAAAAGGATTTCCTATAGTTAATGTAGCATAATCATATTTACGATAGTAGGTAAGATCTACCGTTCTCATTATTTGATCTTCAATAGATTTTATAAAAGGTTGAATAATACTATCAGATAAAACATTAGTATCTGTTTCAGTGTAATTTCTTACATTAGTATTTAAATCTGAATAATCGGTCATGATGTACTCACTGTAACATTTCCTAAGAAACTTTGCATCTTAGTTATTCTAGAAGGTTGTTGAATACTTAATGGCATCATACTTTTAACAGTAACTACAGACCCATCAGAAAGAGTAGTTGTTTCATCTAAAGTTTGAAAAAAATTGGGAGTTACACCTACTGCTCCTACTTCAATTGTAGCATCCGCTATTTGTGGTTTTGCATGTTCTAATGATTGTGCATCGGTTGGATGATTAGTAGGATTTAATAAAGGAGATTTAGGCTCGTATTCTGAAATATGAACCCAGGCTCCTGTCCATTCTTGAACCATCTCATTGTACGGATAAGCCATTCCGTCACGATCAGAAATTCTTAATGCAAATCTACCAGAAACGTAACGACCCATTAGTATGTCCCCGCTATAATTCCTAGTTGAGGCACAAAGTGAGAACTTACATTTCCTCTATTAGTGTCCGCTGCTCTTCTAAATTCTTCTTCATAAGCAATCTTTAAAATTTGTGTTCTCTCTGGAGCATATTTTAAAGCAATATAATAAGCAAGCCCTGCTGTTAAACATGGTAGAAAAGAAAAAGGTATCTCTGCATTATTAGTGTAAGCACCTGAATCTTTCATTCGTAACATAGCATAATAAACTACAGTATAAGCTACATCTGCGGCTGGATATAAATACAAAGTAGGGTTAATAGTTTTTTCAAAATAAAATTGCGTAGGTCTTCCACCAGAAGTTTTAACAGTATAGTTTAAATATGTTGAACGACTAATAGGAGAGCAAGAGTATTCGTTGTTACTTGAATCACGAATAACCATATCGGTTATTTCTACAATTTCAGATGCAGCGTTTGCACCTGCACCATACAAAGCAGTGCCAGATAAACTGGTTGTATCTGCTGCTAACGCAGCAGTTTGCTTTTGTATTGTCCAAAGATTAAGTCCTCTATTAGACCATTCAGCCAATAAAAGATTTAATGATCTTCGAGCAGTTTTTAATTCATAACCACTTCGATCTTGGATTCCACATCGTTCAAAAGCTTCTTCAATAATTTCACTTATTGAAAGGTTAAAATCAGCAGTGCTTGCATATGTTGGCATTATCTATTGATCTTGCCTTTTTTACGAGCCTTACTTCCAAATTTACCATAAGATTCATCTCTACTTGCTTTTAATTGTTTTTTAGTTCTTTTCTTTTTAATACGCATAGCAATAGATTCATCTTTACGATCTTTATAACCTTGCTTCTTTTTCTTTTTAACCTTACCACCTTTTTTCATGCCAGCGGGACCACGATCCATTAACATAGTAGGCATACGTTTTGATCTTTCATCAACACCATATCCTCTTGAATACATCATGTCACCTGTACGACCACCCATATTCATTTTTTTAACTTTTCCACCACCTCGCATTTTAGCTGTTTTTTTAACAGTTCCTCCGCCTCGCATTTTAGCTGTTTTCTTTTTACCCATCATGATAGACCTCCATTGATCTGTTTGTATTTATTAGCACGAGATACCACAACGTCTTGATAGTATTCGTCAGGCCACATCTTATAGTAACCTTGTTTGTGCAATTTATCAGAAGCTTGCTGCAATTGCGAGAACTTTTGTACCAACATCATGGAATATTTATAATCGGGACCAGACACATTTGTATCTTTATTTGGCGAAACTAGAAACTTTTGTTCTTGTTCAGTAGCCGGATTAGAAGGATGAAAACTCATAAAATATAAGTCTTTTCTATTATACCATTCATTAAAATCTTCAGTAGCCATGTGAAGTTCATTCGGAGAATAACTAAAATAAGGGTCACAAAATATAAGGATTTCTGAAACCGAAAAATTTAAATTTTTTAAACAATTATTTAATTCTTTTTTATAAGGACTATATTTAGATTTTACAGTCACCCATACTTTTTTATCTAGCCAAGCTTTTTTAGCAAAAGGACAGGCAGGTACTCCGCCTAAATGAAGATTGGGAACTTCTAAAAAATGTTTAGACCAAAGTCTAACATCCTCAATTATCTGTTGCCTTGTCGGTTGTAACTTTTCCATGATTTTAACTTATGTTTATTCTTAGGTTTAGATCTTGAAGAATGACCAATTGAAGTTCTTTTTTTAACAGGAGTAAAGTATTCGTTTGTTATTTTTTGTGCCATGTCTTACAAATAAGTAAGAGCACCGACTACCCATAAGGTGCCAAAAAATATGTATACTATCGTTACTGGTTCCATTAGTCCCACTTAGCCTTTGCACGTAGTGACCATCTTTCAAATGCTTCTGCATCTATATCTTTTTTAACTAATGTAGCACCATCTGGTACTTCGTTATATAATGCAATCACTTCACCATCTTCTATATGTACAATACCAGGACCACAAAAAGCATCTTTGTCATATCCAGTATTTTTCTTTTTAAGTAATCGTACTTCTTTCATACAAGATGATAATGACTTCATAGGAATATATTGTGTCATTTGAGTATTTTGGTCATTCATGTTCCCGAAAACGAACATAAGTATCACGCTAATGACTTCCATTTGCCCTCACTTTGTCCTCTAGTTTTTCTGTATCTATAATTAATTTTTCTATATCCTGTTGTGCTCTTTTTATATTTACGGTATTTGACATCATACCTTCCATTTCTTCTTGCATAGCCTCGATTTGAGATGCCATGAACTCAATGAGCATGTCTTGCTGAGCGTCAGCGGGTAAGGAGCCCATTTCACCACGTGGCCATTTAATTCTAAATTCTGTGTTCTTTTCAACATCAGCAATCATTAACTTACCATTTGTCTCAATGTTATTCAGGCGCTCAATAATCCCAAAATAACTATACACGCCAATTCCAACGGCTGCGAGAATACTCAAAAGGTTTCTCATAGGCATACTTATTGCTGTATTATCCGATACTTTCATTTGTATCCTTTCTTTTATATATTTTTTTACTCTCTACAACTTTTGGTTTATATTGAGGAGTATATAGTTCTTTTGCAACGGGGTTATTTTTTGACATAGCCCTGTTTCTTTTTGTTAAAAACCATCTATATTGTTTATTAGCCATTATCCACCAAGAGGATTTTCTAAAGCCATTTTAATTCGCTTATCTATTTTTTCCTCTAGCTCCTTTTGTGATTGTTTTATTTTTTCTTCTAATTTTTTCATATCGTCTTCAAGTGTATCAATAGTAGCTTTAAGATCTTTTGCATTCTCTCTAGAATCTTCTTTGACCATTTGCTCAACATCATTAACAATTGATTCAACTCTACGAACATCTGTACGTAGATCATTTTTAAGTTCGTTAGCAACATCTGATACCAATTTTATTTCTGACATCATCATTTCCATTTCCTGCATTAACATATTAATTTCTGTTTGTAGTATATCTGTCTTGCTAGACATTTCTTCTTTTGTTAACGCAATGTTCTTGTCAAATTCTGATAGGTCTGGGGCTACGTAATTCTGGATTTGTTCTTTCATGTTGAGGTAATCTTTGTAAAATTCAAAACCTCCCCATAATCCTCCACCAAGTGTAGTTAATGCTGTAAGTATGACAAATATTTTGCCACCTTTAAATTTCATTCCAGCAAATTCAAACTCCGCCATAGCTATTCCGAAATTTGTTGCCATTGTTGCATTATCATCTCATCCATTAATCCATCACTTCCTGCAAATAACAAATACTGTCCTATGTTATTATTAGGTATTTGTGTGTCGGGTATAATCATGTCTGTAAAAAATCCTTCTCTATCATTTAATTGTTTTTGTGAGTCAAAAAAAGTTTTAGTATTACCTAACACCTGCATAACTATTAATGTTTTTAACTGATTTGTTGGATCATATCTACCTTTATCACCCATCTTTTTTACGATCTTTTTAGCAGCTTGTTCTTTCTTAGATTCTGGTTCTTTTACCTCTTCATCTTCAGCCTTATCTTCTGTTTTATCCATATCTTTTTCGCTTCCTTCATCTTCAGAAGCCTCTGATGTGCTTTCTTCAGCTTCTGGCTCTTCTGCCACATCTTCTG